CAGGTGTAGATATGCACCTGATGATATTCCACCCGGAGTTTGACGCAGAAGATGCAGGGTTGGAGTTTTTAATTGAAGAGGATGACGGCAAAGAAGAAATTGTATATTGTATGGTTTTTGTACAAAAACTTTCTTTGTTAGATGATGCTTCTCTTAGTTTAGAAAAATCTGGATACTATAAACATTTTCCAGAAGATATGTACAAAAGCTTAGTTCTTGATAGAAGGAGACTTAGAAATGCCAACTAAAAAAATGCGTGGTGGTGCCGTAGCTACAAAAAAAATGCGTGGTGGCGGTAAAATGAAAATGGGTAAGAAAATGCGTGGCGGTGGAATGGTCGCTATGAAAAAGATGCGTGGTGGTGGCAAAATGAAAGTTGCTGCAAAGCGTAAAGGTGGACGGCTGTACTAATGGATGAAACTATAGGTTTAGGTCTATTAATTGCGTGGCTTTTTAAAAACAAAGGAAACAGTTGTAATGGAAAAACCCAAATCAAAAAAACAAGCATTTAAAGAATATAAACTTAAAAAGGGTTATCATCACATGCGTGATCCTTTACATCCCATGAATTCTGAAATGGTTTCTAAATTAGTACCAACTAAGAATCCCAACAAAAGCTTGGCTCGTCGCAAGTCTGGCGGTAAAGTTGGTAACTGTCTTTACTAATGGCTATCAGTCGTTCATCTGTTGGGCAACAAATTACAAAGCCCGGACGGAAAAGAAAAAAGCCACAGATAAAAATTCAAGAGCTTTTAAAACGGCATCGATCTGGCATGAGAATTGGATCAACCAATTTAGCCCGATTAAAAGCTCGTGGATTAGTAGCCAGAACATCTGGAAAATACAAAGGCAAAAAGAAAGATTTGGGTCGAAGAGGTAAATCATAATGCCAAGCAAAACATATGATTCTATAGATGATGCAAAAAAAGAAGCAACATCTCAGACAAATAAAACCGGACGCATTCATTTTATTAATTTTGCAGAAGGTACAAACGATAAATATATTGTGATACCTAGTGAGTTGGGTGTAGGCACAGTGGCTCCTAAAAAGAAGGGCGGCAAGGTTCGTAAACAATCTGGCCGTAATAGGTTGTATTAATGGCTACTTCAGGCACTTTTAATTTTTCTATGGATATTGACGAGGTTATTCAAGAAGCAATGGAAATGATAGGGGGTGAAGAAACCCTTGGTCATGAACCTAAATCTGCACGTAGGTCTATAAATCTTATTCTTCAAGATTGGCAAAATCGTGGTGTTATGCTATGGACTGCTAATACTTCTACTGTAACATTAAC